GTGCCCGAGCCGCAAAGGCCAACTGGTTCTCCAAGAAGAATCAGGTGGTCAAGGTGAAGGCGAAGCTGCGCAGTGGTCTGGAAGACAAGATCGCCGCGCAGTTGGACGAAGCCGGGGTCGAGTACACCTATGAGTCCCTCAAGGTCCCCTACTCGATCCCGCACAACTACAACCCCGACTTCATCCTCGCAAACGGGATCATCGTCGAGGGCAAGGGTCTCTTCGACTCGGCAGACCGCACCAAGCATCTGGCCGTGAAGAAGCAGCACCCGCATCTCGATGTCCGCTTCGTGTTCACCCGCAGTGCCTCCCCGCTGTACAAGGGATCCAAGTCGACTTACGCCACCTGGTGCGAGAAGAACGGATTCAAGTACGCCGACAAAACAATCCCCCCCGAATGGTTAGCAGAGCCAAAGAGAGAGAGCAAATGAAAGATGATGTGCAGACGTTCGAAGGTGCAGGCCTCGTTGACTACCCTACAGCACGTGCCCTGTCCTCGGTGGACGTACTGATCAAAGTTCCTTCTCAGTACTACAGCCACAAGGACCTCAAGGGACTCATCAAGTTCCTCAAGACCATCAAGCGCCAGATGAAGGAGCAGATGTAATGACACAAACCCAACGACTCCTGAAGCACCTCCGCACCGCTGGCTCGATCACGCAGCGCGAAGCGATCATGGACCACAGCATTCAGTCCCTCACCCGCCGCGTCACGGAACTGCGCGACCACGGCTACAACATCCACTCGAGCCTGCGCAAGCACCCGGTGACCGGCCAGCGTTACTGCCGCTACATCCTCGGGACCCCGGAGAAACTCTGATGCCGTACCGCGTAGTCATCAACCACTGTCGCTGCCATCCCGAGACCTGCTGCTGCAATGACTACGCAGTCGTCGACGAGCTAGACAAGAAGTTGACCACATGCTTCCGCCGCGAGGCTGCGGAGGAAATCGTCGAGGCCCTGAACGCCAAGGAAAAGCAATGAAAGTCAAACACACCAAGAATGGCAACGTGAAAGCCACGATGCCCCTGGACACCGCGGTCGTCCTGCGGGGGATCCTGCTCGACACGTACAAGCCGGAAGTGCGCACCGCACTCAACCTGTCGATCTTCGAAGCTCAGGTCCTCTGGGAACTCGAAGACGAACTTGACGAAGCAGGTATCCAGACACCCTGGTAAGCCCTGACGAACACACCCACACAAGCGAGAGAGAACCATGAAATACAACCGCACCTTCATCCTGGCCGTGGCCGCTGTTGCGTCCTCCCGTGGAGACACAGAGGCAGAGGCAGTCTTCAACAAGCTGTTCGACATCAACACGGCCCCGGTGGCCCGAGTGGTCACGAAGACCCCGATCGAACTGAAGGCCGAACTCAACAGCAAGATCAGCGGCTACGTATACCTGACCTACATCCTCGCGGCTACCAGGCGAGTCGGCAAGCCCTGGGACGCAAGCACTGGTGCGGTGTCATGGATTGAGGCGATGCGCGAAGAGAGCGGCCTGGGTCTGAAGGACGCTAAGAACACGTACGACTTCGTCAAGGCAAACCCGTCGATCCTCGACGACTACGACCTAAGCGGCTTCTGATCACCCCATGACCCAACACGAAGAATCCACACTGATCCGCAAGGGGCCGTGCGACGAGTGCGGCTCGAGCGATGCCAATGCTCTGTACTCCGATGGGCACTCCCACTGCTTTTCGTGTGGCCACTTCGAGCGCGGGGATGGCGAAACATTAACGATAGGAAGGAAGAAAGTGGCAGACAACCTGGACTTCTATGCCAGAGCGGACGTAAGCGGGCTTCGTGCCCGTGGGATCAACGAAGATACCTGCCGGTTCTTCGGTGTCCGCGTAGGGGCATTAGGGGACCAGACGGTCCACATGTACCCGTACCTTCGTGATAACCAAGTAGTGGCAGTAAAGACCCGAGACTCCAGCAAGGACTTCAAGTTCCTCGGGGACGCCAAGCACCCGCCCATGTTCGGCCAGAACCTCTGGTCTAAGGGCAAGAAGCTGGTGGTGACCGAGGGCGAAATCGACTGCCTGACGGTCTCCCAACTACAGGGCAACAAGTGGCCCGTGGTCTCCGTGCCCAATGGCGCGAAGGCCGCAAAGAAAGACATCGCACGTCAGATGGACTTCTTCCAGCAGTTCGACGAAATCATCCTGATGTTTGACATGGACGAGCCGGGCCAGACCGCAGCGAAGGAAGTTGCGGAGATGTTCGGCCCTGGCAAGGCGAAGATCGCCTCCCTGCCCCACAAGGACGCCAACAAGTGTCTCGCGGAGGGCCAAGGTGCCGAAGTGATCCAGGCAATCTGGAACGCGAAGGCTTATAGGCCCGACGGTATCAAGTCGATCAGCGAAGTGGCTGCGGATGCGGCTGAAGACATCCCCGATGGTGCCCCGTGGTGGGACGACCGGCTCACGAAGCTGACGTACGGTCGCCGCGAGGGTGAGTGCTATGCCTTCGGGGCGGGGACTGGTATCGGGAAGACCGACTGGTTCACCCAAGGGATCGCATTCGACCTCCTGAAGCTGAAGCTGAACGTCGGCGTGATCTACCTCGAGCAGCCGATTAAAGAGACCGCCAGGCGGATCGCAGGCAAGGCGGTAGGTAAGGTGCTCCACGTACCCCGCAAGGCCACTGTGGAGGAACGTAGGGCCGCTCTCGAGGTTATCTCGGAGGGTGACCGCCTGCACCTCTATGACTCGTTCGGCGCTGCCGATTGGGAAGTGGTCAAGGCGAAGATCCGCTACATGGTCCACGGCCTCGGCTGCAAGTCGATCTACCTGGACCACCTAACTGCGCTGGCAGCGAACGTAGAGGACGAGCGGCGCGGCCTGGACCAGATCATGGCCGAGCTTGCGGCACTCGCACTCGAGCTGAAGATTTACCTCCACTTCATCTCCCACTTGACGCGGCCCAAGGACGGCCCTCCGCACGAGGAAGGCGGTCGAGTGAAGCAGACGCAGTTCCGAGGCTCCAACGCCATCGGGATGTGGAGTCATTTTATGTTCGGCCTTGAACGAAATACGCAAGGAGAGGACGAGGAGAGTCGCATCACCACGTTCCGCGTCATCAAGGATCGCAACACCGGCCAGGCAACGGGTAAGACCCTGCCCCTGGGATACGACACCGCGACAGGTCTCCTCTTCGATACGGAGGCCTTCGCCCCCGAAGAAACCGCAGAGGAAGCATATGGCTTTTGAACAGATCACCACGCAGGACTGTCCCAACCAGGTAACCCTGTACCAGGACGAGAACATCCAGATCGGCAAGTTCGTCAACGAGGACCCGTACCTGTATCTGATCCAGGAAGAGTATTGCGACACGGTCGTCATCGGGTTGGACCGTGCGGCGCAGGTAGCCCTACTCGCAATCCTCAAGAACAGCCTCGAGGCCTGACATGACCGAACTGACCGTCGAACGTCTTCGGGACCTCCTGCATTACGAGGTGGTCACCGGCAGGTTCTACTGGAAGATGTGGCGAGGCGGGTCTGCAAAGGCTGGGACCATTGCCGGATCCATTGACACCTGGGGACACAGGCAGATAAAGATCGACGGGGAAGTATATGGGGCGCATCGCCTGGCGTGGATGTGGGTCACAGGAGAAACCCCACCTCCCCTGCTGGACCATGTTAATGGAGCTACGGACTGTAACGGGTTCCACAACATTCGCCCGGCAACATCCGCTCAAAACGCATTCAACAGTAAGGCCAAGTCTAGCTCTACCTCCGGCATCAAAGGCATCAGCAAGGTCAGAAGCGGCCGCTGGCGCTGGCGAGTGTATGTAGGACGCACACTGCTGACAGGGACGGTTGATACGGCTGAGGAGGCTGCGGCAGCAGTACAGAGTGCCAGAGAGAAACTACACGGTGAATTTGCTCGCCATTAACATTTAGGACTGCAATGCGAACGACTTTCTTTGACCTTGAAGCAGACGGCTTCTTGAATAATGCAACACAGATTCACTGCCTCTCGCTCAAGTGCCGCGAACTCGCGAAGAGGAAACTCTTCACGACCGCTGCGGGGAACATCAAAGAAGGCGTTCGCCTGCTGATGAAGCTGGGCGAGGAAGGCAAGGTGGTCGGGCACAATGTGATCGACTACGACCTACCCCTCATCACCAAGTTCTTCCCGTGGTTCCAAGTGCCGCTTGCTAACGTAGTGGACACCCTTGTCCTCTCACGCCTTTTCTTCAGCGACATGTTCAACCGGGACGGGGCTTTCATCAAAGCGGGGAAGCTACCGAGCAAGCGCATTGGTTCTCACGCCCTTGAGGCGTGGGGGATGCGGCTTGGACTTTTGAAGGGCGAATACGCAGACGACTTCAAGCAGAAGTGGATCGACGACTTCGGCCCATCGGCGTGGCATGACTATTCGGAAGAACTCGCACACGACGAGCCGAAGAAGTTCGCCAAGCTCACCGACGAGGACAAGGCGAAGTGGATTGCGGCATGGGGCAAGGAGAACTACCCCGAGGGCCTCGAGTGGAAGGAGTACAGCCCCGAAATGGGGGCGTATTGTGAACTCGACGTAGATGTGACGGAGGCTCTGTATGACCACCTCATGAAGCTCGAGTACTCCGACCTTGCGGTAGAGATGGAGCACAAAGCACGCCACTACTGCTCCATGATGACCCGCAGCGGGTGGCCCTTTAATGTTGAAGCTGCGGTGGCCTTGTACGCGAAGCTGGCCCAAGAGCGGGACGCCATCCGCGCAAAGATGATGGCGACCTTCCCTCCCTTGGTGATCGAGAGGGTCTCTGAGAAGACAGGGAAGCCCCTGAAGCCTAAGGTCATCGAGTTCAACCCAGGGAGCCGCGATCAGATCGCCCAGCGCCTGAAGCTCAAGTACGGTTGGGAGCCTAAGGAGTTCACCGAGAGCGGAAAGGCCAAGATCGATGAAGACATCCTGAAGAAGTTGCCCTACGAGGAAGCACAGATCCTGGCGGATTACTTCCTGTTGGAGAAGCGTGTCGGCCAGATCGCTGAAGGCGACCAGGCGTGGCTCAAGCTCGAGCGCAACGGCCACATCCACGGGTCGATCAACACGAACGGCGCGGTTACGGGGCGGTGTACACACGCGGCCCCCAACGTGGCCCAGGTGCCCTCGGTGAAGCTCGGGAAGGATGATGTGCCTCTGCTTGGCAAGGCCGGAGGCTGGGGAGTAGAGATGCGCTCCCTGTACACCGTCCGGAAAGGCTTCAAACAGGTCGGGGCTGACTTGTCGGGTATCGAGTTGCGGTGCTTGGCGCACTACATGGCCCGTTGGGACCATGGGGCCTATGGTGATGTGATCCTGAACGGGGACATCCACACGGAGAACCAGAACGCTGCAGGCCTTCCGACCCGCGCCAACGCGAAAACTTTTATCTATGGGTGGCTCTACGGAGCGGGTGACGCGAAGATCGGATCTATCGTCGAACCGGCCGCTTCGGAGGTTAAACAACGCCGCCGAGGGAAGATGCTGAAGGAGAAGTTCCTGCAGTCCCTGCCGGCCCTTGGGAAGCTCAAGGAAGCCGTCGACAAGAAGGCGAAGCAAGGGTTCCTCACGGGCCTGGACGGTCGTCGGCTGTCCGTGCGCTCCGCCCACGCTGCCCTGAACACGCTGCTGCAAGGCGCGGGTGCGGCTGTGGCGAAACGCTGGCTGATCGAAGTCTTCGAAGAGTGCGAACGCAGGGGTCTCAAGTACGGTTGGGATGGTGATTTCACCATGCTCGGCTGGGTACATGACGAATTCCAGATGGCAGTGCGGGAAGGACTCGAGGAGGACTTCGGGAAAATGGTCGTCGAGTGCGCAGCGCGTGCAGGCGAGTTCTTTAAATTTAGGTGTCCTGTGGGCGCTGAGTTCAAGATCGGGACATCGTGGTATGACACACACTGACCTCATGCACGTCCTTCGGGAGTGCCGCAACGCCCCTGTGTATGTGAAAGGGAATTTCGCCCGCGCGTGTGCAGTAGACATCGCCATGGCCGCAAGCCTTGGCTTCATCACAACGCAATTCGAATGGGGGGAATTCAGCAATCGCTGGTTCCTCACGACCAAGGGCCTTGAGGTCCTTAACGCCGAGTCCAAGAGTCGGCAGAACCCCAAAAAGCGAGAGAGAAAATGAACAACATCAGCGGATACAGCATCGGCGACAAGGTTCGCCTGAAGACCTTCAATGCAGACAATCACCCCGAGGCGTTCCGTGGGGTCATGACGGTCGACAGTCTCAGCCCTGCCCTCAAGGGCCGCGTGGGCGTCCAGGGAAAGGGCGACATCGGTGCGTTCTTCCCGGCTGAACTGGAGCGCGATGGTTTCCGCGTGGGTGACCGCGTGGAGTTCGTCGAGGACTACAGCGCCACGCTTACCAGGGGCGTTAAGGGGACTGTGACGGGTTTGAGCGACGACGGCATCCTCTATGTGTCGGCAGATAACGGCACCCGGGGTAGCTGCTTCTCCATGCGCGTGAAGCACGTCGAGGAAGTGGTCGAGGTAGTCGAGCAGGAAGCCGAACCGCAGCCGGTCACCTACCGCATCTGCGTGGGTTCGACCATCGGCAAGACCGAGTACCCGAGTCTCGAGACCGCCAAGGCTGCTGCCCTGCTGCATGGCAAGGACGGCGAAGAGTTCTCCATCTGGGAAGTGGTCAAGGTCGCGGACTTCCGCGTGAAGGTCACGAAGTCCCTGGAACCCGTGGAGACGCTCTGATGATGCTACTGGACGCGGACATCGCGCTGTTCTCATCGTGTGCTGCTGCAGAGACCGAGATCGAGTGGGAAGAGGACGTCTGGACGATCACCACTGACCTCAAGCTGGCTAAGGAGAAATTCCAAAGCTGGATTGACAAGGTGATGGCTCAGACTGACGAGACCGAGTTCGTCCTCTGTATGACAGGTCCGGACAACTTCCGGCGCAAGGTCTACCCGCCCTACAAGGCAAAGCGTGGGCGCAAGCCCGTGGGATATGCGGCGCTCAAAGAGTGGGCCAAGGAGAACTACAAGACCTTCGAGAAGCCCACTTTGGAGGCTGACGACTGTTTAGCCATCCTTGCTACCAAGTACCCCGGTAAGGCGCACATTGCCACCATGGACAAGGACCTTCTAGGAGTGCCGGGCAGGATGCTGCATTTGAACCAGAAGCTCGAGGGCACCTGGGTCGAGACGGACGAGAAGACAGCGTTCCGCCACTTCCTGTACCAGACGCTGACTGGGGACGCCACGGACAACTATCCGGGGTGCCCGGGTGTCGGTCCGGTGGGTGCCGAGAAGCTGCTGAAGACCAAGGGCGCAGTATGGGCAACGGTCATACAGGCATTCGAGAAGGCAGGCCTTACCGAAGAGGACGCACTGGTCCAAGCGCGTTGCGCATGGATGAACCGCATCGAGAATTGGGACGCAGAAAAGGAGGAAGTGATCCTATGGACTCCCCCTGCATAGAGGCGCCTGGCGCGAGAAATAAGGACGGCTACTGCCAGACCACCTTCGACGGTAAGCAGTCGCTGGCCCATCGGGTCGCCTACTGCAAGCACCACGGAATCCCTATCGAGAGCATCAAAGGGCTGGTAGTTCGGCACCACTGTGACAACCCTCCGTGCATCAACCCAGAGCACCTGGAAATAGGCACCCACGCTGACAACATGCGGGACATGTACAGCAGGGGTCGTCGCGCCGCAGCACGCGGTGAAGCGAACGGACGCGCTGTCCTCACAGAGGCGCAGGTCCACCAACTCCGCGCTGAGTATGTCAAAGGCTCTCCGACCCACGGAACCCTGGCGCTTGCCAAGAAGTATGGAATTGGTAAGTCGCAGGCACACAACATTATCAAAGGACTCCAATGGACTCCGTAAAACACCCTGGCGTCGGTGCCAACTGGTACCCCCCGCATCAACCGTGGGCGGCTCCGGACCCGAGCTACTGGCAATGCACCCCGGCCCCCACGGCCCTTAACGGTCTGAGCAGTGCCCAGTTGCAAGCCATGGGCGAGAAGGCTGCTGCAGCGATGAAGGCCCAAGAGAAGCCCCCGAACCCCAAGCAACTCTACGGGGACAAGAAACCGCCCCTGCACCTGATCCACATGATCGCACAGCTTCACGAAAGCGCGGCGCTCAAGAGTGGTGCCCTGAAGTACGGCACGAACAACTACCTCGAGACCGAGGTCGAGGCCATGACGTACGTGGGCGCGATCCTGCGGCACCTCGGCCAGTGGGTCTCCGGGGAGCGTGTGGACCGCAAGGAACTGGTCCATCACCTGGGCGCGATCCGCGCTTGCACGAACATCCTGCTGACCGCTGAGGCCACTGGCATGCTGATCGACAACCGGCCCCGAAGGTTTAACGAGACGCTTCCCTTCGACACCCGTCGCCCACCGAGCTACCAAGAGGCCACCGACGAGACGTTCGCGGAAGTCGAGCGGACCATCGAGCACCTGAACAAGCTGTATCCGGAGAAGCTGTGAGCACCGTATTCAAGCGGTACGACATGGTCGAGAAGTGTCGTGGGTTCCAGTGGACCGCCTCGATGGAAGAGGACCGCGAGGGCGAGTATGTGCTGGCCCAGGACGCCTACGACAAGGTCTCGGTCCTCGAGGCCGAGATCACCACACTCAAAGCACAACTGAAGGACGCGAAGCGCGAAGTCGCCGCGTTCAAACCCTCGGGCGCATCCGTCCAGGGCCGCATCTTCTACACCAAACAAACAGCGAGAGAGTAATGACACCGAATCAACTGATGCTGAAGGCCACCGTGCTGACGGCCCTCATGCAGACCGTGCAGGCCAAGGGCCGCGCACCGACCGCGCAGGAGCGCGAAGCCGTCGAGCAGTTCAACAACTTCCTCGAGCAACTTCCCGAGCACGCCCAGGCCGAACTGGACCTGGACATCGACGCGGTCTTCCCGGATCTGCTCGCAGCCATCGACTGCATCGTCGAACTTCCGAGGATCGCACTGGCATGAAGACGTACTACGGCGGCTACTTCTGCCAAGCGACCCCCGAGGCCCGCAACAACATCCAGGGATACAAGGTCGTGATCCCTTCGTACAACAACCATGAGTCGTGGGTCCCTGCGGACTTCTTCGACCTGTTCTTCAAGGAACTCACGCAATGAAGCTCGAGAACCAAGAGTTCTATTGGGCGCTGACCCGCACTGTCGAACCGGACTCGAAGTACTTCCCGGCCAAGGGCACCTTCATGGGTGGACCCTCGGGCACCTCGAGCGCCCCGCACCTGTACCGAAGCGCAGCCAAGGCGCAGGCCAGGGTCGGAGACACATCGTTCTGGAAGGTAGTCAAGGTGAAACTGGAGATCGTCGAATGAAGTACAAAGGCAAGCAACTGAACCCGCTTCACGTCATCGCGCGACGTCTTATCGCCTACCCGTTCCTGCAAGCGTTCCGCTTCCTGTTCTGCCTGGCCGTACTGGTCGGCTGGGGAACCTATGACGCTCAACGCATGTGGGAGGAGACCGAGTGAATCGCTCAGCCCTATACGTCTACAACGGAACCGCGCACCAGTACAGTGGGTTGGACTTTGCGTGGTCCTTCGGGGACACGATGCTGTCGGTCTACTCCAACGACCGCAAGGTGACGCACTTCTTCCCCTACGCGACCGCTCTGCGGATTACGGTGACCCACGAATGAAAGACATCGAAGAAATCTACGAAGAACTGGCCATCGGGTCCGAGGTGCTCTCGGTGGAACTCCAGATCGAACTGACCAAGCGAATCACCAAGCTCGACGAGATGACGCGGTCTAACCAAGTGACCCACGACATCTACCAGCTTGCCAAGGAGATCCAGATTCTCTCCACGCGGCTCCGGTTCACCCTTCACTACGAGATGACCAAACAGAAGTGAACCCTCCCCTCCCTCCGGAGGGTTTTTTTCACTGACCCTATTGCATTAGGTAGTACAAGTAGGTACAGTACAACCCAAGCAGAGATACGCCTGAATAACAACCATCAGACGAATAGGGGACCACCATGAAGACCGCAGCCAAACAGAAGGCACCGACGAACCTCCACGAACTCCTTCGGATCGCCGCCAAGGCCCTGTGGCGCGGCAAGGCCTACGAACTCACCGCTTACCGCAACGTCGAGCAGTTCATCAAGGTGGTCGGCAACCTGGCCCTCGAGGACGTCCGGACGACGACCATCGACGACTTCATCCTGGAGGTCCAAGGGACCATCGCGGACGCCACGGTCAACCGCAAGCTGGCCAACATCCACACGGTCCTCAAGTACGGCTTCGAGCGCGAGTGGATCGCCAAGCTGCCGAAGTTCGAATGGAAGGAAGAAACGGAGGGACGCACCCGCTGGTTGACAGAAGTCGAAGAAATTCAGATGTTCGCCCTCTTGGACACTTGGGGAGAGGCCGAGGTCGCTAGGTTCCTTACGGTCTCCATCGACACCGGAATGCGCCGCTCGGAGATCCTGAAGCTCGAGGCGAAGAACGTGGATGGACCGTGGGTTCGGCTGTGGATCAACAAGACGAAGAAGCCCCGCTCGGTGCCCCTCAGCGTCCGTGCTCAGGATGCGATTGCCCAGGGTCTGCCCTTCGCCCTGGACGAGGGGAAACTGCGGGCTGTATGGCTGCGCCTGAAGGTGGCTATGGGCCTCGAGGGGGACGACGACTTCGTCCTTCACGCCCTGCGACATACCGCCGCAACTAGGACGCTGTCGAGGACTGGGAACATCGCGGTAGTCCAGAAGCTCCTCGGACACCGTAAGATACAGACGACGATGCGCTACGCCCACATCTCGGACGAGGACCTGCTGGCGGCTGTGCGGTAATCCTCTAACTTAGGGAAAGTTTACTGTTGGGTTTTTGTCACATTCATCCTACTTGTAAACCTTTCCTTCAAATGCTACATTTAATGCCGCCGCGAAAGCGTTTGCAACAAGTTGTAACGAATCTTGACCCCTCAAAGAACATGCAACTGATCTCTGCCTATTTGTCTGATAATACTACGGTGTCCTTGGTCTCCGAAGGCACCGAGGAAGACCCTGAGTCGCACCAGCACCACCTGCTGATCGATGGGAATCTCGAGTGCTCCTATAGCACCTGGGACCACGCTTGGGAAGAGTTTGGCCTCTGTGTTAGATGTACCACACTAACAGAAGTGGTAAAGGTTGCTAGGGACTGCACGAGCCTGTACAGTACAAGCACTGAAAACACAAACGAGGACCAGCCAAATGAACGCAGCATCGGGCAAGAGTGTAGCTCCTGCTAAGGCAGATTCAAAGGCAGCATACAAAGCGGCGATGAGTGTTGAGGAGCAGTTGAGGGCGGCACAAGCGGAGATCGCCCGATTGCAGGAGTTAGCCCGTGAGGAGGCGACCAAGTCGGCCCGCTTCCCTTGGGAAAACCCGGACATAATCCAAGCGCAGCCGCGCATGGGGTACAACTTCAAGATGGAACCGGAGTTGTACCTCAAGGTCAAGTGGATCGTTGAGAACGTGGGTGGGATGAAGTCGATGCAGGTGTTTCTGGACCGTGCGGCAAACGAGATGGCCGATGCGGTGATCGATAGGTTCACCAAGGTGAAGTGATCAGTGCCCCGCTCTGTCGGGGCTTTTTCCTACCCGGCTGTAAAGATGTAAAGAAACATGTCTTTACACACGGAACGTGATCACCTAAGATTTTTGGACACCAAGGAAGGAGGACACATGCTGATCGCGGTTGCAACGGAGAAAGGGGGAGTTGGAAAAAGCACGCTGTCGACGAACCTAGCGGGGCTGATCGCTTCGAAGGGACATCGCGTGCTGCTGGTAGATACCGACATCGACAACCAAAAGGGGCGCTACAGCTACGCGTGGGGGACCACACGGCGCAGTGAGGAGAGCCTCCCGCACGTAAGTCTAGCCATGGGCCAAGGTAAGGTGTACGCCGACCTGGTCGCACATCGAGAGGCATACGAAGTCGTGATCGTGGACGTGCCCGCAGGGAGGGGAGTGGAGATGGTGGACGCTTGCCTGGCTGCGGACGTCATCGTCATCCCCGTGGGCATCGGTCAGTTCGACACCTCAGGCCTAGAGCCGATGCTCCTGATTGCCAACCGACTGAAGACCGAGCGACCGGCGACGCGGATCCTTGTGGTCCTGAACAGCGTCCCTCCTAATGCGAAGAGGGACCTCCAAGACTCCAGGGAGATGCTCGAGGGCCTCAAGGACTACTTCAAGCCTGTCTCGAAGACAATCTTCAACCGCCAGGCATTCCGGGACTCGTCGAAGACGGGCAGGGCGGTAACGGAGTTGAAGCGCAAGGACCCGCGGGCCACCGAGGAACTGACGAACCTCTACGAGGAGATTTTCAATGTCTGAAAGGCCCAACATCAAAGGCCCCGCGCTGCCTGAACGGAGCGCAGACGATTCCGCGGTCACCAGGATGCGCCAGGAGGTCACGAAGGGCGTACCCGCTACCCAAGTGCCTCCGGAGCCTCACGAGGCCGTTGGCGCGCCTGTAGACAAGCCGCACGGGGTACTGCAGAACTACTTTGACACCATCGTCGAGATCGTCCCGAAAAAGGCCGACACGAAACCGATGAATCTGAGGATCCCCACGGAGCTCCATCGGCGGCTCAAGATCCTCGCGGGGCTGCAGGGCGTGACCATGACCGAGATCATCGTCGACTGCCTGGGGCCTGAGGTCGACAAGCGGGTGGCGAGGATCAACAAGGGGAGGGTGTGATGGCGAAGACACGAATCGATACAACCTACCAGACCATGCAGCGCGACTTGTTCGAATCGGGGATAGTCGCTTCGATTGGGGGTAACGCCTTTACAGTCTGGACAGCGATAAAGAACCACGCGGACTTCAAGACCGGTGAGTGCTGGCCAGGGCTGCGCCGGATCGCGGAACTGACCGGCAACAGCGTAGGGACCGTCCACAGGTACCTCGAGGTCCTGGAGAAGGCCAAGCTACTGCGGGTGACCCGTGAGGGCCGTGGGAACGTCTACGTGGCACGGGAGCGCATGGACGTGAAGATGGGCGACCGAACGCTCTGCACCATCGTCGTCGACTACGTTCCCGACACGATCCGGGAGACCCTCGCGGGGATCGAGGACGCCGTGACGATGAAGACTAATCCTCAGGCCTTTGCCGCCTGCGAGATCATCCCCGGAGACGGTTTTGTCTGGGATGCGGAGGCTGGAGTGCTTCGAGCGTCGATCCCCGCATCCGAAGTTCCGGAGCAGAGCTTCCTGAGTTTTCCACAGAAGCCGCAGTTGCCTGACGCTTATAGTTAAGATTTATATGTTTACAATATGTTTATGTTCAATGGGTTGAACACTTCGGCGTTCAATTTGAACACTTTGCGCCGATTTGGTGCAGCAGATTGAACACTTCTTGTGTTATCCACAGGCTCCGAGTCAGCCAGTTATCCACAGCAATTACCTCAAAATTGAACACCCGTTCCGTGTTTAGTGTTCAGCCACAGACACACTGGAGCGTACCGGAGTGTTCAAAAAACAAGACCAGACAAATGAAAACGATCCTATCCCTTATGGCAGCCCTGTCCCTTTCGGCCTGTGCGACCCCTGACTTCGACTGGCGCTACGCCGACCACTCGTGCTCCATGCACTGCTCGGACGCCTACAACGAGTGCCTGTCGTCCAATCCTCTGACCCCAGGGATCCAGAAGCTCCAGTGCAACTCGTCCCTGAAGCTCTGCGCGACCACCTGCGGAGCCACACTCGTCAACAATTGAAATCGAAAAAGACCCCCTCAAGGTTCCCGTAATGGGTTCCCGAGGGGGTATTTTTTCACTGCGGGCGCTATCCTGGCTATAATGAGAGCGACACATGTGCCCTCCTCAAGTTCGCATGTGACGACCGCTCGAAGCTTCCTAGGGCCAGTGAGCGTAGGGGTTGGCTAGACACGGGAAAGCCCGCTTCGGCGGGACTTTTCTTTTGGTCCGAAGAATTGATAACTTCTATTACGTAAACTCGGATCAGTGAAGGACGAGCTTCGTCACCACTTCCTTGAGGCCCAGGACGTTCACCGCGAACACCATGCCACCACCGTAGAGCGCCCACTTGATCTGCAGCAGGACCTTCTCGATGGCCTTCAGGGAGGCCCCAAAGTCCTCCTGTGAGTCCTCGAGGTCCTCGAGCTTCTCTTCCTGTGCGTCCATCCTGAACTCCAGCTTCGCTACTCGGCTGTCGATGTTGTCTTCCATTTTCGTTACTCAATCGGCTGCGCTTTCGCGAGCAGTGTGGTCTTGTCGTTGCTCGAGTTCGTGTCACCGAACCAGAAGTGAATGGTGGCCAGCCAGGCGGTGCCGAGCGAGCCGATGAGGCTGTACAGGATCGCCTTGTTGGCGTCCGGGGTGTTGAGGAACATCATCCCCGCCACCAGGCCGAAGAAGCCGAGGGTGATGACCAGGGTGAGCACCGGGGGCACCCAGGAGCGCGTGGAGGTCTGCATGGTGCGTGCCCCCTCGACGTCCTGGACCTTGAGAGCAGCGAGGGCCTCTGCATCCTTGAACCCCAGGGACGCCATGGCCACCTGGAAGTCCTGATCGGCCTTGCGCACGGCTGCAAGCTGCTCCGGGGTGGCCCCAGAGATCGCCTGCGCCACAGCGTCCTGGCGCTGCTCCACGGGGTCGTTGGAACCCGGAGTGAGGCCGAAGACCTTCTCCAGGGCTGTGACCGCTGTTCCTGCCAAGGGGCCACCGATGGCCGATGCGATAGTCGGGGCGAGGCTAGTTACGGCACCTGCGATTGCTGACCAACTCATGCTGCCACCTCCTTGAGTCCGAGAAAAAACTCTGCCATCTCGCCAGACCGCCGGTTGACTAGGCCCGCGAGGACCTTACCTGCCGCCTTGTTCCACTTCGGGAACTCGTGGCCTGCCTCTTCGACCTTGCCCTCGTTCAACAGGGAGAGCAGCGTCGAGTGATCGAAGTTGCCCGTGCCCACGTTGTACGAGAACGAGCACAAAGCGGCCTTCTCTTCGTCCGAGAGCGACACCTTGACCACGGAGTCCAAGTGGGCACCAAGGGCCTCCACGCGATCCAGGAGATCCTGGTCGGCTTGCACCTGGGTCCACACGGTTGCGGGGCCGATCTTGGGTCCCGTTGCGCCGTAGCCAATGGTCCATGGTGCGGCACCAGTCGCAGGGTCCGGATAAGCCTTTAGCTTGCATCCTTCGAACTGCTTAATAAGTTTCAGTGCTTCGTCGCACCATGTCATGTTTAAATCCTTTGTGAGGCTTAATCGGGGATGATGGCCCTTGCGCCCTCGTCGGGTTCCAAGGACCGCTTGCAGTGATCCTTCTGGATCTTGTCGAGGAGACCGCAGAGGATGCAGCCCCAACGCTTCCCCTCGGCCTCAGCTTTCGCTGCGCGACTCGAGATGGTTTCGTCGGGGTCTCCACCCGCCACGGTGTTCACGAACTGGTCCAGAGAGACCAGGAGGTTCCATAGGTATTGCATGGCGTTAGTCGAGGGTTAATCCAGCGGGAACGGAGGGAGAAGCCCAGGGACCTCAGAGACCGTGGGGAACCCGCGCGTCCCTGCCTGGACATCAGCCAAGATGCTGTAGGCCGTGTTCCATACCTGAGACCGCCACGCACGGAACGCTTGGCCTTCCTGTTGGAACTTAGGGACCGAGGGTTCGCCTGCGTAGGTCACAGCCGTGGTCAGGTCGTCGTAGTGATACGACTGGGCCTTGGCGTCCATGATGGACTGTACGGTGGACGTTAGGAGGGCCTGGAGGGCCGTGGGGGTAGGCTGAGGGGGACTGTAGGGAGTCGCTGTGTTGCCTTGGGAGACCCAGAGCAGGTAGGCGACATAGTCGGAGTTGGCTTCGTCTTGGGGGATGAAGGCTCCATCGGAGTCCCTAACGACTCCCCCGAGTTGATTGATTGTGTAGGCCATCGTTTAGAGTTCCGCTGAGGCCGTCCAAGTTCCCGCACCGTCCCACCCGCACCAGCTAGTCAGCCCGAGTCCCTGCCACGTGAACGTGCTCACCATTCCCATCACGCTAGTAGGTGTGAAAACCACGTCTGAGCCGCCGCTGTAGTATTTCCAGCCGGTAAGCACCATCGTAGGATTTGTGCGTTTTTGTACTAGGAAGGGGACTGTTCCATACGCGGAAGTTACGCCTGTAAGCCCCGACATATAGGTAAACGGTTCGACACCAGTCTCGTAATACCGCTGACACAACGCGAGTTCCAAGCCATACGAACGGCGTTCGAAGGGGGTCGCTACGGTGCCTGCTTCGAGTTGCACGAGGCCCACGGTGCCCCCAGAGAACCTCACGGTTGCATTGGTGTTCGCCGTTAGAGTCACCTGCCCGTTCTTCGCTACAGCAGACCCGTTGACCGTAGCGGCAGCCGTGCCGGTCCATGAGAGCGTGAACGTCCCCCCTTCGATGTTGTTGCCCTCGATAGCCTGCTCCATGCCCCCTGCGGGGGCCGTGACCAAGTTACCGTTGGCAGACGCTGCGAAGGTTAAGGACTGCCCACTCACGACCACGCGCCAACGGTCGAAAGTGTACTGATTGGCTCCGGTCGTTGCGGCCCCACTTGCGTAGGCCCGTTGGTTGACTCGGAAGTCTCCGTTGATGATCCGGTTCTTGCCGACAACCGACGAAAGGATGCTCTGGGCGTTCGTTGCCGAAGTGGCGGCTGCGGTAGCCGAGTTAGCAGCATTGGTCGCGCTGGTAGCGGCTTGGGACGCCGAAGTGGCCGAAGCTGAGGCACTGTTCGAACTATTGGTCGCCTGAGTGGCCGAGCTTGAGGCGCTGGTCGAGGCCGCTGCGGCGCTAGACGAAGCAGCCCCTGCACTTGTAGATGCTGAGGATGCCTGATTGGTTGCCGTGGTGGCACTGGTCGATGCTGAGGATGCCGAAGCGGAAGCAGACGAGGCGCTCGAGGCGCTGTTGTTCTCAGACGTCTTCGCAGCGTTCTGGCTTACAAGTGCCGCTGCTGCACTGGCGGCACTATTGGATTCCGAGGTGGCCGCGTTGGTCGCGCTCGTCGAGGCGGCTGTGGCCTGAGTCGTCGCGATGCCTGCCTGGGTCGTTGCCGTGTTGGCGTTCGTTGCCGAGGCAGTTACCGCAGCGTTCGTCGAGGCCACTGCGGTGTTCGCCGTAGCGATAGCAGCCTGGGCCTGGTTCAGCGTGGTGGTTGCCTGCTGGGCCAGGGACGACACGTTGGTCTCGGAGATCGCGGCGTTGCTCGCGGAGGCTTCGGCTTGCACGGCTGCCGCTTGGGCTTGGGAGTTCGCTGCGGTAACCGTGGCGACCTGAGACGTGAGGTTGTCGATCAGTGCGTTGGTCGAGTCAGCCTCCGGGGCCACGTTGGTGCCCGAAAAGAAGGAGGTGGTCATCTGTTGATCAGTAGTCCGTGTTGTAGGCAGGAGAGACGGCCATTGCCGACTGCTCCATGTCAGTCATGCGGGCCTGCTCGTCCAGGTCGTCATAGAGTTGGTTGAAGCGTCCTTCGAACGTGGCCGTGCGGTCGTCGACGAAGTAGTCCGTCGCGTAGCTAAGGGCACCGTAGATCAGGAGGTCAGCAGCGATCTGTCCGAAGAGGTTCTCGTCCGTGTCCGCAACCATGGGAGGCTGCGCTGCGTGGTAGACCATCGTGGTCTGGTGGCCCGCAGGGAGAGTCGGCTTGATGAGGAGGGAGCCGCCCACACGCACGTAGTACCTTGGGTCCCCGGGGGCCATTTGGAGCCTCAGGAAGTGCCCGAGGTCCCTGGTCTCCATGAGACCGCAGTCACTGTAGAGGTACTTGATGCTGAGGAAATCGGGAGGGAGGACAATCTGGTCCGAGGGAACGTCTTGGGTCCCCTGGGTGATCATCATCTTCTCCATGCCAGGAATGCGGAGCGTGCGCTCGATACGCGTCTGGGCCATTCCGAGGAACTCGTTCAGCAACTCCGTGGTTGCGTCGTTTCGGTTCAGGATCGCTGCGAGCTTCGTGCGGAGTTGTAGAAGGTTCATGTCTTAGATAGCCTTTTCGGTGGCGAGGAAGTACTCGAGGTTCTCGTTCTTGAGCTTCGCCACGGTCTTCTTGATCGGCTCCTGGAACACGTCATATCCATCGCGGTACCACTTGTCTACGAGGGCCGCAGGGATGGAGGCTACGTGCATCATTTCGCGCTCCCGCACGTTGTGGGAGGCAAGGCGCTTGTCGGCGAGGTCCTTGAGGAGCGAGTCGGGGATGGTTTGATGTGTGGTGACGATGTGCCCGTCTGTGTTGGACTGGACGTCTACAGACACGCCGTTATCGAGTTTCAGCATTGCGGAGGGATCGGATGTGGGCGATGGTCGCTCCGAGGAGCTTCATCTCTGAGGGGGAGAACGTGTCACTGCGCACTCGATTACATTCGGTGCAGCAGGAGACCACGTTGGACTGGAGGTGTCCGAGGGAGTTATCGAGGCGGTCGAGGCCGCGAATATCAGCGGTAGTGCCACAGTAGGTACAAGGCTCCTCGGTGGTCTTTAAGAAGAATTCACCGGTAAGGTCGTTGTCCCTGCCCGCTTTGATGTCATGCTGCTTGTACGCGTACATCCTGCGCAGCCGTTTAGGCGTGCCTAGGGACGCATACGCCTTGTTTCTGGCGTTGAAGCACGGCTTACATTCGCTAGTCATCCCGTCGCGGTTAGCTGAGGCCTTGTAGAAGAACTCGCTGGTTGACGGATGTGTCTCCCCGCACTTGGTGCAGGTCTTTTGCATGGAAGAAAAAGAGGGGCCACCGCGAGAGTGGACGGAAGCCCCTGTAAAGGAATCTGGAGGACCCCCGAAGGGGTCCCGAGGTGTTACTCAGCCGGTCATTGGCCGATGGTGACGTTCGAACCCGTCAGGCCACGGATTGCAGCCGACGCCTTCTGGTTCAGGTGCTTCAGCGAGAACTCGCCGATCAACTGCGTGCGGTTCGCATCGCCGGTCACTGCGAGCGGGATACGGGTCCACGGACGCAGCACAGCGATCTTCCAGTACTCCGGAGCGAACAGGAGTGCCGAGTCGGCCTTCATGAAGCGGTTCAGCACGACCTTCTGCTCACCGAACGGCGAGACGTACAGATCGACCACGTTGACGACCGTCTTGTCTGCCGAGCCATCGAAGAAGCGCGTACGGCCAGCAGCAGCCGTGAAGCCTGCCACGGTGAGCGAGTCACCCGGCTTGATCATCATGATCTTCGCTTCGCCGCCGCCTTCATACAGCTTCTGGTTCGCGGTCAGGATGTCGTTTTCCGACAGAGCAACCGGGGTTGCCGTGTGGTCGATCACGTTGCCCGCGTCGATCAGCGCTGCACCCGTGGCACCCGTGCCGAACACGTTGCCGAACTTGCGTGCCGTGGTCTCGTTACCGACCGCAGCGTTCTGCGCCGTACCGATGAGTGCGTACTCGAGTTCACGCTTCAGTTCTGCCGACTTCTTCGAGAGTTGCAGTGCCGTTTCCTTGGCGCGACCGTAGGTGCTGATCTTGTCAGCCGTGTTGGACACGCGGACCGTCTTCGTGAGGATCTGCGTGTAGTTCGACAGCATCGTGGTAGCGTTCATTGCGCTATCCGAAGCATCTGCGCCTTCAACTGCAGCGTTCGAACCGACTGCCGCGAGGCTGTCTTCTTGCCACTGGAACAACGTGTTGTGGACCGATTCGGTCTTCACCAACGTCTGGAAGGGGGTATTCGTCGGGCTGATGTTCGAGATCACGTCCGAAATATCTTCCTTCACGCCGACCATATCGTACGTCTTGAATGCAGTGCTGCTCATTGTGTGTATTCCTAAAGATGGAGTGAGGGCCGCGAGGATGTGTGTGCGGCCCTTGGGGTACTTGAGAGTGTTGGGTTAAGACCAGCGAGCCATGAACAAGTCCGCAGCGTCCTCGGTGGATCCCGACTTCGCCAGGCGCTGCTTGAGCTTCGTGGTGGTGTCGACCTTGTTGGCCGACGAGGAGACAACCTTGTTGGGCTTGAGGACCTTGGCGGGAGTCTTGTTGACCTTCTTGGTCACGACCGACTTGGCCTGGTCAAACTTCATTGCCTTGTACATCATCTCGAGAGCGAACTGATCGACCACTCCGTTGACTACATGCTCGGGCATTCCCTTGGAGACCGCATACGACCGCACCTCTTCATACGTCTTCGGGTTCCACCCATTGACGTTCTTCGAGAGGTACTCGACGGCCTTGGTCGCCGCTTCCTTGACTTGCTTCTGGCGTTGATCGTTCGCAGTTGCAACGAACTGGTCAACTTCCTGGGTGATGAAACGCACTTCCTCGTAGGCTGCCTGGGCCTCAGCGCGAAGGGCTGCGAAAGAATCAGCGTCCAGTTGCTTCGATGCGACGAGCATGTCGATCTTCGCGTACGGCTCCCATCGGGCCAGTGCCTTCTGGTGCAGGCGATCAAGCTGCGCTGCCGCTTTCTGGTTTGCTTCTTCCACTGCCTTGCGCTGGGCCGCGACTTGCTGCGACTTCTGCGTCAGTGCCGCCTCTTGACCATAAAGGCGCTTCAGATCCTTCACGGATACCTCGAGGTCCTTGTCGTCGACCTTGAGCTTGACCACAGCATCGTCGTCGAGAACCTTGCCCTTCTTGGGCTTGGTTTCCTCGGCTTCTTCGCCTTCGTCTTGCTCTTCGTCCGACTCCTCGGCCTCTTGAGGGTCCTCTTCGGATTCCTCTGCTTCTTCTGGGTCTTCTTCGGCTTCCTCCCGATCGACTGGTTCATCATCCTCGTCGCTCGGGTCTTCGTCCTCAGGGTCTTCGGATGCCGTTGCCGGGTCCTCTTCACTCCATCGGTTCAGAAATTCGTTTGCTGCGTCAGCTTCGTCTAATGCTTCGAATGACGGCGCAGCATCAGCCACGCCCGATTGGGTGGTGGTCGTCATGTGTTTTACTCTTCTTCAGTGGGGGAAAGGAGCGAGTCTTTTTGCGTGACCCAACTCCGAAGTTCGTTCGTGATGTCCTGCAGCGCCCGAAGCTGGAAGAAGCGGTTCTCCCGCAACTCCTTGGCGTTCAGGTCGCTTGCAGTGATCTCGGCGAAATATTGGTTGTAGAGTTCGTTCACCGAAGTGATGAACGCCTCGTTTGCTAGAAGCTCCTCGGCAGCAGTGCCGCGTTGGAGCATTAGGGTTTGGTCCATTTAGGTCCTGAGAACCGCTTGGGTTTGCGGCGGGTTCTTCTCCATCTCCTTCTCGGCCAGGTGAAGCTCTTGGGTGTGCAGCGCTGCCGTGGACTCGGCCACGAACTGCTTCACATCCACCTCGCGACCCTTGATGACCTGCTCCATCTGCATCTGCATCTTCTCCAGTTGGAGCTTGAGCATCTCGATCTGAGCGTGTTGGTCGGTCTTCTTCGCGGAGGTTTGAGCCACGGACTCCTGGACTTGGACCTTGCGCTGCTCCAACTGCATCTCCTGGACCTTGAACGGGTCAGGCTGCGGGGGCGGCAGGGTCTTCGGATCGGTGAGGAACTGGTTGACTTGTTTGATGCCCGTCTTCTCGAGGGCAGTCTTGAACACGGCGTATCGGTTGGCTTCGGTGTAGAGGCGTGCGTTACCAGGGTCAGCGGCAAGCGTCGAGTGGATCGTGAGGAACTTCATCGCCTCTTGCTGTTGCTCGTTGTATCCGAGCTTCAGTTCGACGGTACATGTCACCTCTTCCGACCATTCCGTCGGATCGACCTGCACGAAGTTGCCAGCGATGCGGACCACCTTCGTCTGCTTCTCGTTCATGAGCACCAGGCGGTACACCTCGAGGTACAACTCCTTGACGAAGTGGTTCGCGAAGTTGCGGGCGATGATCTTCTCGCGCTGCTGCGACAGGCTAACCATGTCGTTGAGAGACGCTTGCGAGTTCTGCTTCGATACCGCGTCCTTGTTCAACCCTTGGGACAGCCGCGACACACCTGTCACCTCTTCCTTGTCCTCGTCCAACATCTGGATCGTTTGGAATACGAAGGGATTCAGGCCCGACTGCGGCATCGGGAGGATGCCATCGGGGCGCGACACGTTGACCAGGCCGCCGACGCGGTTCTCCAAGAGTTCCTTGGGGTTCTGCACGGCACCCTTGACAACCATGAGACGCGGGTTGTTGGTGATGACCGTGTGATCCAGGATGCCTCGGACGAGCACCGTGCGGGCGTTCTGCGTCGGGATGACGCGGGCCGCATAGTTGCCACCATAGAATGCATGGGGGAGCGGCAGCGGCGTGAAGCAGATGAACGGCTTGCGGTCGACTTGCTCCTTGTCGAGCAGGACGTCCGTACCGGCCAGCGTGATCTTCCACAGCTTCGCCTGACCCGTGCCGTCCATGTCGATTGGCATGTAGGCTTCGGTGATGAGCACGTGTTCAGTCTGCTCCTGGTCCTGATCCTCCTCGAGGTTGGTCACTCCGGTGCCGATGTCTTCGAAGCGGGCGAGCCGCTCGGGGGACATGGACAACTCGTCGTCATCGTTCGTTCCGACGCTGTAGACCAACTCCTTGTCGTAGCCCATGGCGATCAACTCGGACTTCGTCTTGCGGGTCCGGTGGGCCACGAAGTGGGCCTCCTCGATGCTCGGGGCCGTCGAGGTGATGAGGAATTCCTCGGGTGCTATGGGGACGTAGCGGACCTGGGACTTGTCGATCAGGCGCGTGATGGTGCCGCTGAACAGGCCCGTCTCCGGGTCGTGCTCGGCCTTCACTTCCTTCACGTCTTCCTGGGACTGGAGCATCTCGAGGGAGTCGACGTCAACGTCACTGAACTCCTCTTCCTGCTCTTCCTCACGCTTGTCCCAGAACACCTTGACGATGCCCGTGCGGGCCATCAGGCCGTCCTGGATCACCGAGGCGAACGTGCCGTAGCTGTCGTTCTGCCGGTGGATCACGTAGTCCGCATACTCTGTAGCGATCCGCATGGGTTCGACGTCATCGTCGGTTTGCGGGTCGAACGATACGATTTTGTTGCCTGCGCTGAAGGTCTCCAAGAGCACAGCCTTGAGGGACTCCACCGCATCGAACACGTCCATTGAGACGTACTTCGAATTACCTGCGTGGGAAGGAGCGGGCTTTTCGCCATGGTAGTACTCCATGACCTTCTTGCGCTCGTCGGACAGCTTCGATGAGTAGTACTCGACACTGGAGGTGGAGTACTTCTCGACGAGAGCCTTGAGTTCCGATTCCGACACAGGCTTGAACTTCTTGGAAGCCTTAGCCATTAAATCATTTCGATGTAGAAGTCATCTGTACTCTCAACGGGAGTAAAGCGACCTTCGTGGATGAAATTCGCTAGTGCGAGGGACATCACACAGTCATCGTGACAACCCGGTTCCGCTTCCATCTTGCCCTCGTCGGTCACCACGTAAGTGATGAGTTCGCGGAGGGTAGTCTTGTCGACGACCTCAATATCCTTCTCACGGAGCGACGCGCGGAGCTTGTCGATGATGAGAGGCTTGGTCTTGGAAGTCGTGCGGAATCCGTAGACTTGGGTCTCCTGCTCTGTCTCTTTGTCGACGTGAGTCTCGAAATAGAGTGCAGGGTACGCCAGGTCTTTGCCGAGGCGGGTGACTGTGAGAATGCCGTGGTTGTTGTTTTCCACAGCGAGCTTGGCGGTATTGAAGAAGTAGCCGAGCTTCTCGAGCACTGTTGCGAAATAGTCTGGATGCACCTGGGATCGGTAGAGGCCCACTTGGCGCTTCTGTGAGTCGAGGATCTGTGCGACGGACCAGTCCCCTCCTTTGACGCCCATTGCCACGTCCGCGCCGATGTAATACTGCTCACCGGGGTCGTGTAGGCGGTAGAGGATGAGGTCGCCGCGTTGGGCCTCCTCGAAGGACTCCCCGATCAACTCCATGCGGCTCTTTATGTCCGGAGCGGTCTGGAGGTATCCATGGATCTGTTGGGTGTGGAAGACCGGACGGCCCGAGGTCAGGAACGCTTCATCGGCGTGGCAGGGGTACTCCTGCTGGAAAAGCTCCTCCCCGTTGATCGCGACCTTGTGTCGGCGGAACATGAGTTGTTCATCGTCAAGACCGTACTTGTCGCCGAGTTCCTGCTCCTTTGGCGTACGCTCGAATCCCTTGGGAACCGGAGATCGGTACTCCTTCTGAAGGAACCACTCAATGAAGATTGGCTCGAATTCAGACTTTCCTTCGACGGCGTTTGTCCAGATGTTATGGAATGGGTTTCCGATCCCGTTCGCGGTACTCTCGATGAACACCATGGTGCCTGGGTTGTTCGGGATAGCCTGGAACAGGCCGTTGACGTTCTCGCGTGCGGTCGCTGGTGGATAGAACGCCACCTCGGATAGGTGTGCAAGCTGAATCGTCTCTCCCCGCCCGATGCCCTCTCCGCCTGCGGTGGCGACCATGTATGAGCTATCGAGGATGTCGAACGACAGTTCCTTGCGGGAAGAGTACTTCGTGTGCGGTCGGAGGATCTCTGGGCACTCTTGATGGTATCGCTGGGTCATCGTGAAAAGCGCCTTCGTGGATTCGCTCTGGTGCGTAATCACGATTGCCTTAATGGCCCGGTGTTGTGAGGTCCACCAGTAAAGCATCCCCTGAATTACAGTGGACAGCCCCTGCTGGCGACCTTTTAAGACCACTGCGCGAATCTTTCCAGTCTCCTGGAGTTGCTTCATGCAGCGGCCTACAAAAATCTTCTGGGCTTCGTTCAGGACGAGGGGCTTGATGGCCCCCTCCTTCGTTCGAATCTTGAGCGCGTGCTTGGCATAGAATTCGAAGTCCTCGAATAGCCGCTTTCGCACGGCGTCAACACTCATTCGCTATCCTTAACTTCACTCGCCAAGTCGAGGAGGAAATCTTCCGCCTTCTTGACGTTCAGGTTGGTTTCGTTGGCGGGCTTCGCCAGTGTGAAATCGAGCAGCGTTCGTGCTGCTGCTAGTTTGTCCTTCGGACTGATGTCCTCGAGGTGCATCACCGCAGCTACGGTTTCGATGGCCTCGCGGGCATACTGATCCTTCGGGAGGACGTATCCTTTTTCTTCCATGGTTTTCAGTAGTTTTAAGCCCTGGGTATGGGCGTAGGCCCACACCTTCTGGCGCATGTGTTTGGTCCACCCCGCCTTGGCCCCGAAGGGCCGTTTGGGGGTAGTCTTTCTCCGGGAACGCCACTCAGCTAACTGAGCGCGGCCTTCAGGCGTCTGACTCAGCTTCGCGAAGTGACTTCCCGGGTTTTTTCGGCCCTTTCGAGCGTCCGGTTTCGGTGCTTGCGACACTGGGTTTCTCGATGGTGTCCAGGCGAGTCCGTATGGACTTCTGAGCGGCCAAAAGGGTCGCCTGGGTGGTTGGGACGAGGTGGGAATGGGGGAGTTGGAAGAGGACCTCCTCCCCACATGCCAGTTTTTCCTCGTTTGTGAGCGCTGCGTCTTCCCACACACGGTCGAAGGCACGCAGCAAGTGGATAATGTCGATGAGTTTCAAGGGTTATTTTCCGTAGCGGATTAAAGTTTCGGCAACGCGCTTCGCTTCAATCTGCTGGTCGGTAGACGCACCCTTCATGAAGTCATCGAATGCCTTTTGGCGGGCCTCGTTGGGGTCCTTAGCAGTCTTCACGTTCTTCGTGTCGATCAGTTTGGCCACCAGCTTCTGAACTTCAGGGTCCTGGGCTTGCGCCA